CAGCGCGTAGACCAATGCGGCCGGATCGTCGGCGCCACGCATCAAGAGGCCCGATTGCGTCTGGTTCAGCATTGCGCCGACTTCAGCCTCGGATTCCTGGAAGTCGCTCACGCCGAGCGCTTCCGCCCGCGCCTTGTACGACTTCTTGAAGTTCTCGATTTCATCCTGCTGCTTCTGCTGGTCTGCGAGCTTCTGGCGATCCGCGGCATCCATCGCGGCCTTCTGCTCCATCCAGTTGTCGTACGCTTCCGAGAATCGCGTCTCGTCGTAGTCGTACTGGTCCAGCGTCGGCTTCGGCCCGAGTGTCGGTTCCGGCTTCGGCAACTTGGCGCGGATTTCTTCCAGTTCGCGCTCCAGGCGGCGCTTGTCCTTCAGAGCGCCGTTTGCCATCTTCCGGATTTCCTGGAAGGTGCGGCTTTCGCGCGGCTGCTGGCCTTCTTCGCCTGCAGGCACTTCTGCTTCGCTGCCCGGCTCCTGATTCCCCTCACCTTCCCCGCTCGGCAAGAGTTCTTCAGCGTCTTCAAAGAGAACCGGCGCAGGAGGCGCGTTCTGATTATCGGTTTCCATGCCCGTCTGTACTTCGTCTAGCTGGTCCATTCGCTCACCTTTTGTTGGCGGAAATTTGTAATCTGCAACAAATGGAGTATACGGCAAAAGTTTGCTCTACTACACATGTGCACCTGATACAATTGGTGCACATGTGCATTGCTTGAGAGGATATGAAATGGTCGATGAAAAGATGACTCGAACAGTGATCTTTCTGCCTCCGTCGATGCTTGAGGGACTGCATGATCTTGCAACTTCAAAGAAGCTGTCTTTGGCCTCCCTGATCAGAATGTCCCTGAAAGAAACCATCGATAAGTCATCGGCTCGACAACTTGCAATCGATGCTATGACAAGAAAGGGGCGTTTGCAGACAACCGCGCAGCGCGCAATCGTCAAGGCCACTAGGGATGGAACCTTGGTGCGCCCCGACTCGTGCGCAGATTGCGGAGAAGTATCTGACAACATCCACGCGCATCATGACGACTATCGAGAGCCGCTGAAAGTCAGATGGCTATGCCCGAAATGCCATCGCGGGTGGCATATGTTGAACGAACCACTTTATTGAGGCGGTTACGATGAGAAAAGTGCAGATTTTTCTACCTGGACCGATGATGTTCTGGCTGAAGGAAAAGTCAGAGAAGAAAGACGTCTCGGTCGCGGAACTCATTCGGTCCATACTTGAAAAACAGGTCGATGAGTACGACAAGAAAGAGAAGGAAAAAACATGTGGTTGATAGTGATGATTTGGGCCTGCATCCTGAGCGCGCTTTTTCTGCCGGGACCGATCGCCCTATTCGTGTTCCTTGGCTGTGCAGCAGCGCGCATTCTTTTCCTGACGCATGGCTCGCTGATTGACGCCGTATCCGAGACCGGCGCAGAAACGGTACAGATCGCGCGCGACATTCGCCGCAACGGCTTGACCGTGCTTAAAACGTTGCTTGGCTGGGCTACAGCTATCGCAGCGCTTGGTGCAATAGTCGTTTACTTTCGGATTCCTTTCTGATGCGCCACTTTCGCATAATTAAAGACAACATGGATGTGAGCGCACTCGCGCTCGCAGTCGCGATGGAGCCGTCACGCTGGGAAGCCGACGATTACCTACGCAAGTATCCGCAAGGCCCGTTTGGCGATACCGATACGATCATGTTGCGCTTTCCTGAGATCGCCACTGGCCTGACCGACGAGCAGATCGAGCTGTACAAGCAGAACATGCTGCCCGGCTACGACCAGCACGAATCGATCTGCTGGCCGGCATGGGATCAGTTGCCGCAAGCGCACGGTTTCGTGTTCGACCTTGCGCAGTTCACGCGCGCCACGCGGATTGGCAGGGTGATGATAAATCGCATCAAGCCGGGCGGCCGGATCTTCCGCCATGCCGACACGCCTGAGCATGTGCGCTACTGGCGGCGCTTCCATCTGGTGCTTCAGGGCCAGCCCGGCGCGGTGATCTACTGCGGCGAGGAAAGCGACGGCAGCAAGGATGAGGCGATGCAGATGCTGACTGGACGCCTATTTTGGTTCAGGAATGAACTGGAACACGAAGTGAGGAATGAGTCGTCTATCGACAGAATCTCGATGGTTATCGACTTACACTGCCCCAATGGTTCTGCGTTGGGATGACGCGCACCTGAGCCGCCATCTGTTTCTGATGGCGCTTCCTCTCTGACACGTTTTTAAACTGCGCCATCGCCACCGCGGTATAGCGGAAGCTGTCGGCCGCGTGCGAATGGTCGTCGTGCTTCGGGTGGCCTGCTTTGTTCCGTGAGTACCGGCGTAAATGCTCAATCAGTTCGCCGCACTCTGCCGAGTCCGAAAAAAACGCATTCTTCAGCGCCGTCCGGACCATCTTGATTCCAGGCTCTACGCCAATATCCGGCACGCTTTCAACCTGCCAGCCAAGCTTTTCGACGGTCTGCTTCGTCGTCAGGCCCGTCTGGACTGAACGCGAGTTACCATCGTGCGGCAGCCAGATGATCGAATTCTTCCAGCCGTTGTCCGTCAGCCACTGGCAATAATGCTCGATCGCGTAGTTATTGTCCTCGTGGAAGCCGACGACGCGCAGCCCGCTGATATCCGCCTGTGAGATCGTGATCGACATCTTGTCGTCGATGCCCAAGTCGAACACAGCATGAGTGCCCAAGACCGGATCGGGCAATAGCGGACGGATGCGGTTCTCAGTGGCGATGATGTGCATTTCGCGCCGGTAGATAGCTCCAGCCACCGCCGAGCGCGGAACGCCTTCCCAGATGTGGTCGTAATCGTCCGGATCGTCAGCCTGCGAGCGAAGGCGCTCAGCCTCCATCGCCGCATTCCAGAAGGGATTGCGGTCCCAATTGACCTCGATGATACGGGCATCGGCAGGGCGCTTCAGGATGAACGCGGTATAGACGTAATCGGTGTCTAGCTCCGGATTCATACTGAACCAAATCTCGGAAGTATTTTTCCGGATCGTCGGAAGGAATAATTGTAGTGATGCTTTCGACAGTGCCTGGGCTTCTTCGCCCCACGCAATGTCAATGTCATTGAGCGACTTTATCGAGTCGGCAGTTTCATCGCTAAGGCCTCGGAAAATGAACTTTGAGCCGTTGATGCCAGTGATCTCGCGCTTCGTGATATTGAAGAATGATTCGAGACCGCAATCCTTGATGCGCTGCTCGATGATCGCTTTCACCGACTCGTCGATCGACTCCTGAATTTCCCGGAAACACAGGATACGCAATGGTTCGGCCGCTGCGCGAATCACCAATCCTGTCGCGCATGCCATCGATTTCCCAGAGCCGCGGCCACCGTGGAATATGGTATAGCGCGGTCCCTGTGTCAGCAGACATTCAGCCCAATCGGGTAGCGAAATTTCGCTCATTTGCCGACAGCAGGTCGGTTAGACGCGTGGATAGGCGGTTGAGGCGGGGGTGCCTGGTTGCCTGACGTCAGTTGCTGCGCGGTCGGATCAGGCTGAACCTGCTGGACTCCATGCAGCGGGTTGATGCCCGGCGAAGGCGCTGCGTTTCCGCTTGCGATGGCTGCATTCACCTTGCCGTCGAGCGGATGCTGCGGCTGGCTCGCGCTGATCTGATCGGCTGTTCCCTGGACGTTCCCCTGCATGCCTTGCAGCATCTGGATGATAGTCGAGAGTTGCGAGGCGTTCGTCTGCGACACAGCTTGCGCGGCCTTCGCCTGGTTGAGTTCGGCGGTAGACAGAGACTGCACGGCCGACGCCTGACTCTTGGTAGAGTTGGCATCGGACTCGCGCGCCTGAGCCAGCAACGCGACCGTGGCGGCGTCTGGCGGTGCGTTTGCGGCCGCGGCCTTTTCCTCGTCGATCTGCTGCTGTTCCTCGTCGGTAGGCTTGACCACGCCAGCCTGAACCAGTTGCTTGCGCGAGTATGCCGACAGATCCTGCATCCCCTCGCCGTCGAGATTCTGGACCAGCGTGTTCATGACGAGCTGCGCCATCTGCGGATCGACGATCGCCGGCAGCAACTTGATCAGCGTGTTGACCGTCGAATCTTTGCGGCTGTTGAATGCCGGGCCAACGTCAACGAACACGTCCAGACCGGGCGTGAAACAGCGCGTAATGATCGGATCGCCGTCATTGTTCAGCGACGGGACGTTGATCTTCGTCGTCTCCGACGTATTGTCCTCGCCTACCGCGGCAAACGGCCGGTTCTGCTCGGTGTAGACCTCGCACGCCATCGACATGTAAATCTTGCCGCAGCGTTCCAGCGCACGCGCCATGTTGTCGATGAAGATATAAACCTGCATGTCCTGATGGGCCTGCACGCGGCTCACCAGCGCGTCTGACGTGTTCGAATTGACCTGATCGGCCGCCAGATCGCCGCCAGTGACGTCGAGCATATCGGCTGCTGTGATCTGCACGAGCCCGGCCAGCGCGGGTGGAACGTCGGGCTGCTTGATGTATCCGATCGGCCCGGCTGTTGTCACCGATCCGTCCGCACCAGTGAGACCATTGACCAGCAGATACGGATTGTTAGCGACGAGGTCGCCAGCCCACGTCAACTCATGCCCCGCCATCTGTTCTGGCAGGAAGATCGGCTTCTCGCGCGGCGTGAATGCCGTGATATCAGCCAGCGTGCTGATCTGCATGTTATAGAGGCGCTGCGAGTCCTTGGCGAGCCGAACGGCGCCTTGGAAGCGTTCGATACCGTCGATGATCTGGCGGATCCCGAACACGACCACAATGGGGATCTCGCAGCCGGCTATGTAGCCACAGTCTTTCAGGATGCCAGTCCCGTCGAGGAAATACTTGCGCACGCGCTTACGATTGCGCTTTCCGGTGCGGACCTTGATGTAGCCGATCGACTTCCAGTGTTCTTCCTGCTCTGCGGCGTCCTCGCGCGACTCGGCATCCATTCCGGCATAGACTTTTTCCTCTAGACCAGAGTTCGGCTCGCGCCAGACCGAATATTCCTCAGTCTTTTTCTCAACTTCGTAGTACTCACCGATGTAGACCGCGTCGTTGGAGAACCAGTCGAATTGTTTCAGCGAACGCACCGTCTTGAAGCTTGATGGCCGCTCGTCAAGCTTGACTTCCGCGCTTTCGATGTACTCCGACGTGTACGTATCCCAGCTGATCGGATTCAGCACCACGCACCACATCGCATCCGATTTGTCCAGCTTGCGGCTGTTCGGGTCGAAGAAAACGCTGATATCGGCGTCGTTGATCGGCTCAAACAGGATGCGCTGCGGCGTGTCGTCGTCCAGATCCGTTTCGGCCCGGTAGTCATAGTCGTTCGTCAGCCGCCATGCGCCGATCCCTCCGGCGACGGCTTCTTCGAATGCCGACACGTAGACATCCTGAGCGCCGCTGTACTGTTCGTCAGATCGGTAGACGATGCGCAGCGCGTCCAGATCATCCTGCCGGCTGTCGTCATCGCTTGACCGGAAGTTGACCGTCATCGCGTTGGCGCGGTACTCCGACACGATCCGGCGTACGGCCTTCTGTGTCTTGTTGACGACGAAGCGTGGCCGGTTGTTGAACTGCGCGCCGAGGCCCCCTTCCCATTGGGCGCCGTCTACAAAGGCGAAGCGCCGATCTTCGAGGGATGCCAGCCGGATTTGCTGCTGCGGCGCATAAGCCCGGTCGAAGCGCGAGGTCGCGCGCTCCCAAACCGCGGCGAGCCGATCTTCCTTTTTCAGAGCCATAGTGCCCACTTCCTTTCGATGGGTTCGAATTTGCGTCGCTCAAACAGCGGTGCAGCCGGGAAAGCCAGTTTCTCGCCTGCCATGAAACACTTCACCCCGCGTCGCTTCAGTTCATTTTCAGTCGCCTCGAACAGTTGCAGGCCGATCATGGCGCCGCGACGATCCGGTTTGCAGAAGAAGATGTCGCCGATGCCTTCCAGACAGTCGAGGTAATGGATGCTCGGGCGCACGAACACGACGAAATACGCGACGATCTGGCCGTCCAGGCGACCGATCATCATCATCAGTTGGTCAGCATCCTGCATCGCCTTGTACAGCGCGACGTTCGGCTTCAGGTCGTAGCCCATCTGTTTGTGAATGCTGATCTCGTCGTAATGCTCATGCAGCAGCGGTAACAATTCCGCGTACACGTCCTGAAATCGCTCGACTGCAAAGGCCGGTGTGTTCATGTGGAGTCCTAACGGCGACTGTTAAACTGATTTGCGGTCGCAGCGCCGGCTACGAAGCCCGCTTTGGCGCTCAACTGCTCGACAAACAACCGCCGTGCAGCGAGTGACTGATAGTTGCGCAGCGCCGCTGCCAGAAGTTTACCGTTGGATAGCAGTTTTGCCGCATTTTCCGTAGTAATAGCCGAAACTTTCTGCGTGACCGTGCGAGTCAGGGCGCCACTGATTGCTCCAGCCGCCATGCCGCCGATAGCACCGACAGGGCCGAATGCCGTTCCAACACCGCCAGCAATCAGGCCCTGCACAGCGGAATCCTTCAGAGCCGAGCCGAGATTGGCGCCGAAACGCTTCGCCGCGCTCTGGTTCTGCGCGGTGTCGCTGCCGGCGATCTTGCCCGTCTTGGCGTAGCTCGCCGTCTGGCGAAGCAGATCATCGGAGACGTTGGCGAACTGCTTCGCGTCATCGGCCGACATGTACGGCGTGTATTTGTCGGTCGTCGAGCGGAACTGGTTGCGGTTGAACTCGGTCTTGCCGGCGCTGTTCAGATTGCGCTCTGCCACTTCCCCCATTGCCAGTTCACGAGCGCGCTGCTGCCGCAATGCGACGGCCTTGGCGCGGTCGGCCGCTTCCATGTCTGGCAGCATCTTGTCGATGGCGCGCAGACCGGCCGGCGAATCGGCGTTCTGCAATGCTTCCTGAGCCTGCGCGAGAGCCGTCTGACTGGTGCGCTGCGAATCGATCGTGGCAACCATCTGCGCGTGCGTGCCGTGCAGTTCCTTGTACGATGGCGACTGAGCATCCAGAATCTTCTGGAACTCGGATTGCGCCGCGGCGTGCTTTTCACTGGATCCAAGGGCGCGGCGAATGAACTCCTGACCTTCGGCCGGTAAGCCGGTCAGATCGGTCTTGTTTTGCAGATGGCGCGCGAGTTCGGTCAGGGCATCGATCGTGTCTTGCGGAACCTTGTCGGCCGCGCGCGCCCCCGGCTTCATCTGCTCGGTCTTGACGCTGTTGATGGCGTTCACCAACTTACCCGGATCGACTTCACCGCTCACAGGATCAACAGCGCTGTACAGCCGGCTCTGAACCGATTGCATGGCATCGATTGGCTCAGATGCCTGTTTGAAGTTGTCCAGATAATTCTGGAAGCCCGGCGCGGACTTCTCGAGTTGTTTATCCAGCACTTCCTTGACTCGCAGCAACTCGCGCGACGCCTGAACGCCGGCCGGGTTCGCGGTCGCCATCTTCGGATCGACCATGTCGTCGATGCCCTTGCGCACCGAGTCATACAGAGTCTGAGCGTCGGTGATCGGCGCGCCGTCATTGTCGATGATGCTGCGTAGGCTGTTCAGCGACTGAGCGACTGCCGGTCGCTTGCCGCTCGGGCCAGCCAGGATGCTATCGATCGTGTTCAGTACGGGCGTCGGATTCGCGGGCTTGGCGTTCTGGAAGATCTGCTGCAGATCCTGCGATGCTTGCGCACTGCGCGCGGCCTTCAGCGCATCCAGTTGCTCGGGCGTGCCGATAACCTGCTGCAGCGTTTGACCGGCATCAGCCTGTCGCGCCTTCTGGAAGTCGTCGAACACCGTCGAGCCTTCATCCCGCGCCATGCGCTGGGCGAGCTTTACCGGCGCTTCGAACTGCGGCGTCTGGAGCTTCTGTGCAACGTCGGGCGCGATCGGTTGCACTTCGGCCTGACCTTTGGCGGCCAGCGCATCGCTGTGCTGTGCTGCGGCTTCTGCTGCCTGATCTGCTGCCTGCGGATTCGCGGGCGTGCCGGGATTTGCTGGTGTGCCCTGCTGCGCAAGCTCGCGCGCGATGGCAGCGTCATTGTCTGCGCTGGCATTAGCGAACGTCGAAGGATTGGCGTTCGTGCTGGCCTTCTGAACGGTTGTCACGTTGGCATCGTTCGCCAGCTCGGCCGCGGTCGGCGTGTAGCCAGGAGTTTGCGGCGCGGGTGCCTGTTCCAGCTTCGTCGCCAGTTGCTCGGGTGTGTTGCCGGATGCCTGAGCGATGTCGGCGGCTACGTGCGCGTCAGTCGCATTGCCTGCTGCGCTCACCTGCGTCGCAGCAGACGGCGTGCTACCAAACATGCCTTGAATCTTGGCGATGCCCTTCGCAATCGTCGGATTCTCGGCGAGCGCTGAAATGCCTTTGCCGATCACCTTACCGACGCCTAAGCCCACTGCACCAGCGCCA